ATCGGTGACGCGCCGATGAAGTTCGACAACTCTACTGTAACACAACTCCAAGGGGTGGTTGGACGTATTCTCACGGACCTACCACCCGCCTGTGAAACCATCGCACACGGCGAGGTCGTTCACAGACGTATCACCCATCGCGAGGTCTTCGTACCTCGTGACTTCCGAGCGTCCTCGCGTATACGGGGCATGTGGAGCGACGTCTTTGAGTCGCGGGTGGAATTGGAAGCGCTGATGAACAAGATGACGGCTAGACGAAAGAAGGCTTAGTTCGCGGTGTTGGAGAATGTGTGGGGTATGGGGGTCGAATGGGAACCCGTCACCAAGCGCATCAAGGTTTTTGTGAAGGCCGATGATAAGGTGTATAAAGCGAAAGCACGCCCGATACAGTTCGTTGATTCGCCGGTGTGGATAAGATACGCATTGTACATCGATGAGATTGTCAAGAAGATCAAGTCCCGGGACCACTGGAGCTGGTGGGACCCTTGGGCGAAGAAACATTTTATATGGGCTAGCGGTATGACGCAGCAACAACTCAGCGCGGCTGCCGACTTTTTCGCGCAGTCGGGCGCTGATTTTGTTTTCTTATGCGGAGATGACAACACCGGCCCCCGCGGAGATTGCGATGCGAGCAAATACGACGCTACACAAAGGGGTGAATTCTTTGAGCTACAAAAACACATACTGCTCAAATTAGGATTCACGAAGACAATGGTGGAGGACGTGCACACGATACATCATTCGTTACGCGTGGGCGTTGGGTGGAGTGTACAACCCAAAGACGCAAGCGGGCAGCCTGAGGCCTGTCTGCCATCTGGCGCCCCGTGGACGCTGTTCTTGAACACTTGGGGGCTGGTACTTTTTCATCGCCAGCTCACCGAGGTGTCAAAACTGGAGTGCAGCACTTGCACTGAGTATGAGCGCGCAGTGGAAACAGCAGCGTCTTTGTTGGGTCTGGACATGAAGTGCATACCAGCACCCAATTTTAACGGTGACTTACTCGTCGGTAGCGAGTTTTTGAAGGGTGTTTTCGTGCGTCCCGTCGACCGTATCATTTGGGTACCTTTACCCAGTCGTATTTGCAAGTGGGGAAGCCTGAGTGTGCCCCACATATCTTTGAAGTTGAAGGAGAAGGATCTGCTGGAGCACGTGGCACAAGTTGCCAAAGGTCAGGACCCGTTTATTTTGGATCCGTTATGTCGCGATTTTGTCGATGCTTGGAAAAATAAAACCAAAAAACAACCAAAAATCAAGCATTGGATGAACGTGATTGGGAACACAGAGCCTTTTACCCTGACCGCGCGGGAAAAGGAACTCTGGGAGGGTCACTGGGAGAGCTTAATGGAGGAGCGCTACAGG